GTCATAACTACAAATTTGTTTCCTCCAAGTTGTTCTAAAATTGTTTGTGCTACTTTCATCGTGTTTTGTTTTAAGTGTTATTGTTTCGTTTTGTTACACAAATATAGAACGCCTATTTGAATTGACCAAATATTTTTTCAAATATTTTTCAAAGAAAACAAAAATAATTTTTCATAATATGACCAAACGCAATACAGACGTGGCTTTTGCCACAAATATAAAATCTAAAAAAATATGTTTAAAATCAGAAAATAGACGATAAAACACATAAAAAACTCCCAATGTAGAAACATCAGGAGTAACCATTAAATCCAAAACATGAGAAAATTTATTCTTCGTCATCGTCAAACAACTCCGAATACATATCGTTTAAGCATTCATCAATTATGCGAATTGATTTGCGCCTGATTCGTTTTATCCTTTGCTCATCACTTTTATTCATAATGGCAACATCCATATCATCAACACTGGATAGTGCAAAATATGCTGCTTGAATATATTCAATCGCATGGGTGTATTCAACAACCATTTCCATTTCTTCTTCTTCCTTTTTGATTTCTTCACTCATAATGTTTTGCCTTTATAGATTCTTTTATTGTGGAAAATATAATCTTTGCCGTTATCATCTAACTCTACCCACGCAAACCCATGATTCCATTTATTCAATGGCATATAATCAGGATTCAATTCCGACAAACAACCGATTGACCATGTCGTTGTTATTTTTCCATCCATGTCAGTTTCCGTATGTTCACTCGTTGAATGGTTGTGTCCTTGAAACGCTGATACCTTACCACGCAGATACAATCCCCTTGCAACGTTCACAGGCGCTGAAATTCCACCGATGTATTCGTGACCATGTATTCCGTTAAGGTCATTCAATTTCATGAATCTATTCGCCTCTATTATCGTCACATCATGTTCCCTTGCTTTGATGATATTTGCAAATTCAAAATCTTCAATTCCTGCAAGTTCACCCATTTTTTGATATAGGAAATGTTGATACCTCACCTCATGATTTCCCAATTTAAAATAAATCTTGCAATCCAAAATTATTTTCAATTTGTCAAAGAATGATTTCAAACAATCCAATTCATATTTAAAATCTCTTTTCTTTGGGTCTTTCATAAACCTACTCAATGCATAACAATCAATCGTATCCCCATTTAACAACAAAGCATCAACCTTTTCTTTTTTAAGTATGGTTAATGCTTCAGTCAGTGCATCCAGTGAATGGTAAGGTAAATGAACATCGGATAAAATACCTACCTTTTTATGTTTGGGAAAAACAAATGGCTTATAAATTGTTTCATCCGATTCAGGCAGTTGATACGGATTTCGTGGTCGTTCAGGTACAATGTATTTATTCAATTCTGCATCTCTAAAACCACTTTGTTTTTTCCCATCTTTTCCTTCAATTTGTCTTAACGAATGACGTGCTGCCTCTACATCACTGAACAATAAATTGTTTTCAGAATAAAGAATCCTTGCAAGTTTAAGTGTTGGCATATCAGGAAACTTGTCACGATATTGCCTGCAAATGTCACGCTTTGTCATAATACAAATTTGATTCTGCTTCTCTACGCCTTGTCAATCCTTTCAATGGTGTCAGCACGCCTTTAACCCTTGCCTTATTCCATTTCATGAATTCATCATGAATCGTAGGGTCATTCGGATTCAACAACGCCTTTTTGTAAAGTGTTGATTTCATAAGATTGCCAATGCCAACATTGTACACAAAACTCATCAACGCATCAAACTGACTTTGATTTAAATTCAATTTATTCAAACAATGCACTTTGTTATTGATTTCCCACATCAACAACTTTTCTGCGTTTTCCATGCTTATAACCTCACCCAATTTTACCTTCCGACCATCTGCCCACATCGTTGAACCAAAACCGATTGTTGGCACTCCCGCAGGACACAAATACGCATTCGGATAAAATCCCTCAAATTGCTTTATTAAATCAATACAACGTTTTGATGCTATCATTTTCTAATTATGTGCATGATTAATGATATGCCAAATAAAGTTATTAAAATTATCACTAACCACAATAAATTCAACCTCTTTTCGTTTACTAAATCTTTATGTTTTTTCAAAGATTCAATCTCATAATTCTTTGCAAGAATCAATGCCGTATCTTTTACCGCATACCACTTATACACAACTGGCACTTCACGATTCAAAGTTTCCTGCAACCCATCAATAAATTCATAACTATCTTTCAATTCCTTTTTTAATTTCTTTACCTTATCATCACAATCCTGAACAATCGTATCATGAAGAATTTTGTTAATCGTATCACGTTTGATAATTATTTTCCTTTTCAAAGAATCAACTGCCAAACGCCATTTGACTTTTTCAATAGTATCAACACGAATAGTCACCGAATCACAAGGATAATTTTCTGAAACGAACTTTGAAACCACATCAGGCTTTTTCAACTTCGCTTCAATCAATTCTCTTTGTGCAGTTTTTTCAGTGTAGCAACTATGCAAAAGAAATCCACAAATGATAAAAAGATACCGCATAATATTAATTTTGGGTATCGTGTTGCAATTTTGTGTTTTACCGACTATTTCCATAGTCGGTTTTTTTATTTCTTCAAAAACTTACCTTCATCATTTGATAGGTAATTCTTGATGATGTATGCAAGTGCAGCCGTTAATGCTGTTGTGCCAATCATTTTCCAATTAAATACAACTTCACCTGATTCCATTGTATTGTAAAGGAATGTAACCAGTGCAGATAACACCGCTACAATCAAACCCTTAAAAAAATCTTCAATGTTGAGTTTCGCAAATCCTGATTTCATAATTTATTATTTGTAGTTAAAAAATACATCGTTACAATCATCATCAATAAAACAAAAAACTTGTAATACGGATTTTCAAAATACATAGACAATGATGCGCACACACTGAACATCAAAAGAATCTTTTTTATTTCATTATTAGTTTTCAAGTTTTTGAATTCTTATTTCGTGTTCTTTCAAATCTTCCTTCATATTCTCTATGTCTTTTTTCATACCGACATCTGACAATAAAATCGTTTCAACAATCTTTTCAAACTTGTCTAATTTTTGAATAAATAATTTCGCAACAAAAATTATCAAACTAATCACAATGCCAATCAATAGGTTTGTCAAATCCGCAGTGTTCATTGTTTTGCTTTTTATGTATACTTCAAATATTGTGCAGTTTCTGGAATTTCACTATCCACGATTTCAAATATTTCAGGATGTTCAACGATAGATGGGTGTTCCTCTAATGGTTGATTCCATCCTTCAGTTATCACAATAGTGTATGCCGTTTGTTGCTTTGCACTCAAATCCAATTTCTGTCTGATGTGTATCATAATTAATCGGTAAAATATGTTAGTGTAAATCCTGAAGTTCTGTAAGAACCTGATGATGATGTTATGTTAAATTCAAATCCGTTGTTCGTTGCGTTGTTTTGCAATAACACACGACCAGTTGTTGCTGCCGTTGTTGATGTTCCCAAAAATGCCCATGCAGAACCTATAATGTCATTCGCTGCCGTTAGAGTTCCAAAATTTGTCGGTGATGGACAATCGGAAGGTAATGTCATTCTAACCGCAGTCAATGCTGCACCTGCCGTTCCATAGTTCAATGAAATTGTCAATGATACTTGTTTACCTACTTGAACCCATCTGTATCTGTGATTCGTTGTTCCTGATGGCGCAGTTGTTCCAGTCCATGTAATTGTTCCTGCGTATGTTTGATTCCCTAAATCTTTAAATACTTGGTCTGTTACATTTGCCGTTCCGCTTGTATTGTTAGCGTGGAAAGAATACGCAGCAACCGATTTGCGTTGCAATACTGATGTGTCGGATGGTCTGATATATTTTGTTCCGATTGCGTTATTAATGCTAACATCGTGCCATAAAGAATCAACGCGACTGAATTGCAAAACAACAGAATCTGCAGGTACTATCGGAATGCTAACATCACTTAATTCATCTAACTGCCATCCGTTTTCAATCTTCAATTCAATAGTGCCGAATGTAGGATGTGCGCGTGTAATTGTTCCAAGTTTCACAATGTGGTAAGGTGCAAGTGGTTTTGTTGTTGTATATCCACCTGCGATTGTAGGTGATAAATATAATACCTGACCATCTGTATAACTTGCCGTTGGCAAATTTAAATTCGTGATGTTACCTGCTTGAATTACAATTCCGCTTGAACTTGTTGGAATATCGTTTTCAGTCAATGCAAATGTTGTGTATGAATTATCTTCATTGTTCGCTTGTGCAAGTGCTATTGTAGGCAAGTTGCTTGAATGTCTGCCATTGATATAAATGACTGATCCCTTTGGAATTGTAGTGCCTGTATTGTTGTATACGCTTGTAACCAATCGAGTAGCTGATCCTGCGATAGAGCTTCTGATTGTGTAACTTGTTTGAACTGCCCCTTTTTTAAATGTTAAAGTAGAATCATTCGGCTGAGATACTGAGATTAAAA